TTAGATTACACCAAATAACGTGTGGGCACATGAAAACTGATGAAGGTGAAACTGTGCAGTTAAAAAATAATCGTCTTAACGAGCTTATGCAAATACTAGGAGAAACTACAGGTAAAGTTATTATCTGGGCTAATTATATTCACGATATTATATCTATACAAAAAGCTATTACAGAAGAATTTGGACCACAATCATCTTGTACTTATTACGGTGGAACTAAACAAGAAGATAGGCAAGCATGTATTAAGAAATTTCAAGATCCAGAAAACCCTGTTAGATTTTTTATAGGCAACACACAAACTGGTGGATATGGCATTACCTTAACAGAAGCTAGCACTGTCATTTATTATTCTAATAATTATGATTTAGAAAAAAGAATACAGTCAGAAGACCGTGCACATCGTATTGGTCAAAAAAATAAAGTATTATATATTGATTTAATTGCTAAAGGCACAGTTGATGAAAAAATTATACAAGCACTTAGAAACAAAGTTAATATTGCGCGTGAAATAAATGGAGAAGAATTAGCTAATTGGATTTAAAGAATAGATTGATTATATAAATCAAGTTTTTTCATAAAAGCATCGCAGGCTCTAGTAAACTTTTCCCCTGTCAATTCAAAACGTTGAAACGTTAAATCACGAGAACACATAAGAACTACACCTTGTTCGATTTCTGTATTAAATAAAGCGTTGTGTGCCTGGGCGTATGCAGCTAGTTGCATGAGATAGTCTTGTATCCATTCACGTTTCTTTGGTCTGTTAGTTTGTTTAAAATCTATAATTGTTGGTTTACCTTTATACATAGCAATCATATCAGCTGTTCCGGCATATTTATGAGGATAGTATAAATGCACTTCTGAGCCATACACATCTGTTATATCAGCACCAGCTTGTTCAATTATTTTCTTTGCCATTTTTTCTGCTTGTATTCCTACATCTGTAAGATCTGCATACTTTTCTTCGTTCACTAAACGTTCTATGTATAGGTGGAGCGCGGTTCCAATTTTACCGGCGTCAGATATAATTTTTTCTGCAGCTGCTTCTCCAACTTTTGCACGCCATTGCTTTAAAAATGATTTGTCTTTTGTTTTATTTAACACCGTTGTGACTGATGGTAAGCTTTCACCATCAGGTGTAAGATACAGACGGGAATCACCATCCTGTCTTTTAAGTTCTGCGTAATTATATTTCTGAATTAATTGCACAAATTATTATAGCATAAAAACTATAATTTATCCACAATTTTGCATTTTTTCTGCCATGTCAGCAGCTCTATTAGGTGTTTGTTTTGCCCAACGTGAGTCAAGCATCTGGACATGCGCCTCAAAATAATTAGGTGGTGTTTCTTTAAGGGCTTTCCACATATTACGGAATTTTGAAACCCCGTGCCCACCAAGTTGAAATATCATTTCAATTATTAAATTTTTTGCATCTTCATGTAACTCTAAACCTTTGCACATGTCATCAGCTTGATCAATTGCAGACTGTAAATCTTTTTCTAGTATCTCCATTAAAAAACTTTCTTCTTATTCTTTGTCATCTTCCCAAAAATCCTCTACACACAGATGGCCTACCCCCACTGTTCTCTTACCTAGGGTATCAAGATATACCTTGTTCCTGTAGCCTTCGTGTTTTTTTACTGATTCTAAAAGTTTACTATCTACCATCTAATTTTTTATTTATATTTTTAAGTTCTGTTTCCATGACAGCTATTCGTACTTCAATTTGTGTAAACATCATTAAAGCTTGTTCCATGCGGTCCATATCTTTTTCCATTGCTTGTACTTTTTGATTAGTCATGCCCCAGGCAATTCCTAAAGCTAACAAAGATCCTATAACTGCAACATAATCTTTTACGTTCATGGTTTTTTTATTCTCTTTGCTATTTTTTTAACAGTTTTTGATTGTTTTTTATGCATGTTAGATGCTTTGTTAAGCTCTTTAGATACTTTATTTAATTTATTTTTTACTGATTTGTTCATGATACTAAAGATACTATACCTCCTGTGGCCATTCTTGGCATTTGATTTGTAGGTTGATTAGGTGTTCCAAATTGATTAGCCAATGCTGCGTTAGTATTTCCAGCATATAAACTTGCCGCTGCGTTTGGATTCATTGTAGTGCTATTGTTAATAGAAGAGCCTGTAGCGCCACCTCCGAACGTATTTCCAGAAGTAGCGCCGACAGACGTTGGGCTAGAAGATGCAACATTAGATGTTGCATCAGTTACCGTAGGAGTGAGCGACTCCTCACGGATTCCTTGTTTGGCTTGCGCCGCTTGTTTCATTTTCTCAAAAATATTTATTTTTTCAGTAATTTCTTCGTTACCAGTTGGTTGTCTTACACTTTGAACTTGATCTCTTCTACGTTGTGAATTTAATGTATCTTGAGTTTGTAGTTCTAGTTCTTCTAAATCACCATTAAAATTTGCTCCAATAGTTTCTAATGCATTTTTAACAGCAAGCGCTTTAGGTGCTGAACCAAATTGATTATAACTAAATGGATTCCATATTCTTGCAATGTCTTCATCAGTTGCTTTTAAAATTTGATTTGCTGCTTTTAAATTAATCGGATTGGTTAATATTTTACCACCTTGCCTTGCAAGTAAAGAAAACATTACAGCATGAATCATACTTACAGCGGGTACAGCAGCTCCTGCTGTAGCAGCTCCTCCAATAGTTTTTCCTGGTAAAAAAGAACGTATTGCTCCTTGCATTCCTGCAAGTTGTGCTCTTCTTGCAATGAATGTACTAATGTCTGGGACACCTCCACGAAAACCTGCTTCTAATACTGTAGCAAAATCAGTTAAATCTTTTGCTGTTACAAAACCAGTGTCAACTTGTTTAGCTGTACCGTTTAAAATTTGAATTGTTTTTGCATCAGCTCCCGCATCAATAAGTTCACTTGGTAAAGATTTCATCCAAGGTTGCATGTTATCTTTCCCGATTCCTTTTTGTGCCATTTTTAAACCTTCATCAATAGTAGCAAATAATCTACCACCTTGATCATCAAGTCCTAAATTTTCAATAAATTTTTTAGGATCTATTTGTTTAGCAGCTACAACCCCTTCTTGATTTAAAGCTTTAGCTCCTATTGGAGTATTTAAATCTAAAAAGGATTTTCCTGGCCATGCTTTTAATGCACTGTCATAAGCGGATTCAATATGTCTTCTCATCATACCTCTAAAAATATCATCGCCTACAAGAACCTGTAAGTTTTTCATAGATTGAGGTGATTCTAAAAGTTTAGCTGTGTGTAAAAGATCATCAGCATATTTTGTTCCTTGTGTTCCTAGCTGTACTTGATAGCCATATAACATATTTTTTGATAACCCTAATTGTTTAGCAACAGGTGAACCGAGAAGCATTTCTGATTGAGTCCATAGATCATCGTACTTTTTAAGAGCAGATTTACCTGCTTCACCTAAATCAAGTGCACGCATTGAATTTTGAATTGATTGTGAAAATTGTTCAGCAAAATTAATTGCGGTAGCATTTGTTTTCATTCCTCCTTGCTTCATAATAAATCCAAGTTCATCTAACATTGCATCAGCTCTAGCTAATGTAACTGATCCTGGTTCTTGTAATACATTATCAAAAAATGTGTTTAATTTATTTCTTACTACTACAGGAAGTGGTGTGCCATCAATTCCTTTAGCTGTTGTTTGTGCCATATGTGCTTTAAATTCTGTAATAATAGAATGAGGAGAACTATCTCCTAAATTACCTGCAAGTTTTACATTTGCTCCTCTAGAAATAGCGTGTTCAAACCATTCTTTTCTAAGTTTAGTTAACTCACCAGAAATTTTTCCTGCCGATACTTTAGATGCAGCACTTACTGCTTCTGATAACCTGTTATAACTTACTGATGGAGCAATACGATTATTCATATCATTTAAAATAACGTTCATTTTTTCTGCACGTTGTGCTAAATTTTTAGAAATTCCTCCACCAATTAAAGGAAATCTACCACCAACATTTGGAAAACCTTGAACAGATCTGTATGAACTTACATCTGTAATACCTACTATGGCATCAGATTCTCCTTTCTTTTTCATCCATCCTGTCTTTCCTCCATATTGTCCTTCAGGAATATATTTTTCAGCTAATCCCATTCCTTTTTCTGCAATTTTTAGTTCTTGAGGACCAGCTCCAAAAGCAAGTGAACGTGTAATATTTCTTACTCCATTTATAGAAGGTGCTACAAAAGCTCCAAGGGCCGTGAGCTTTACTTCTTGTTCTGCTGTATCCAATAAACTTCTTGCTCTTGATGCAACACCTGGTCTATTAATTCCTTTTTTACCAAACACACCAGCTTGGTTTGCAATATCTAATCCTGTTTCATATCCATAATCTGCTGTTAGTACACCAACGAGACCACCAGCTAAAGCGCCGGCCATTCTTCCCCAATAAGGTCCACCTTTCCAAAACTTAAAACCACCTTGTACACCTTTACCAAAACCTTGAGCTGCTTTACCTACCATCCCTGGTTGTGCTATTGCCCAGTGTTTAGACATATTATATCCAAGTATATTACCTCCAAGTCCACCAGATAATTTTGCTATGTTTTCTGCTTCAGGAAAAGGATTTGGTGAGTCAGTAGTTAAACCATAAGGATCAGGCATAAGATCAACATCTACGTCACCGCCACCTTGTACTTCTTTTGCAGTATATCCTTGTGATCTAGCATATGCTAAAAGACGAGCTTCTAATTCACCTTGATTAACGCTTCCTGGATTGTTGTCTTCTTTTTTTTGAGCTGCTGCAATAACTTGTGCAATTTCTGCTCTTACTGTTTTAACGTCCGGTCTGTTTGCTAAAGCTTTTTCGTATTGTATTTGTAATTCAGAATCATTTTTAACTTTATCTAAAGCAGTTCTTGCTTCAAGTGCTCTTTCTTCTTTTATATGTTGGGGAACGCCACGTGGTCCGTAGTTATATACGTCGTAAACTGTTTGTGCACCACCCTTAACTGAATCCCAAAAACCTCCTATT